GTTTCGCATCCTCCGACAAACGATCATGCGGAATAACCGGTGGCAAATCAGACACATCCATAACCTTCTGCCACGCATCATGCTGAACCCCACCCTCCCCCTTCCTGATCTTCGCCCCATCAAGCTTGGCGATCTCCAACTCTGCTTTCGCTTTACGTTTCCGCGCATCCCACCCCTGTGCAGTGTTGTAATGCACCCCAGCAATCTTCGCTGCTTCCTTGATCGTCATGCCTGATGCGCGGGCCTGCCAGAAACGGGCAACATCTTGTGGCGGAACCTGCCGCCTGCCACTCCGTCCAGCACTCATCGTGTTACCATCATAAACGTGTTGGTGGGTGTGCCGTCGAGCACCCCCTCCGCTCCGGTTTCTCCCCGCCCACCAACACACCAATCAACGTAAAACGATTTTTGGGTCCAACGCGGCCATACGCCCAAACACCCCCAAACCAGACAACGACAGTTTCACTGCACAATGCTCACCGAACGCCAACAGCATCGAGTCGGCACCAGGGGAATCCCCAACCTCACCAGTTTCCCCAGAAATGAACCGCACCCGACCAGCAACAAAACACACCAGCGAAGCCCGCGAAGCAACATCCTGAAACCATTTCGTACCAGTACGAGCAAACACCAAAGCCACCCCATCACCATGATCAGCAAGTTTGCGAAGCCACACACCAGTTTCCCGACCGTACGGCGGATTCACCCACACCCGACCAAACCACGGCTCCACCAAACCATCCTTCTCAGGTAAACAAAACTTCGTTACCGCAGGAACACAATCCCCGCCACCCACCGGTGAACACGGATCCAAATCAAAATCAATGTTCAACGCCTCAAAAATATGTGGCGGCGTAAACCATTCAACCGACTTATTGACAACGTTTTCATGCCCGAAACCCCTCATACAAGATATGCTATCGGCTATGGGTCGCAAACTCGGAACATCAGGACGCATCATCAAACGCAAACACCTGAAACCAGCCCGACCTCTCACCGACGAACAACTTCTCCGCTCCGCACAAAAACAAGCAGACCGCTGGACAGCACAAAAACAAAAAGGTGTGCTACACTCCAACTAACAACCGAGCAAGCCCTCACCGCTGGGAAGCAGGCGAGGCAACCATGCGCTAGACCCCACACATCGTGACAGCAGGGTGGGAACGCGAAACGTGACCGGAAACGGGGATCGACCCCAATATGTCAACAGAGCCACCTAGCCACGGTGATACTCACAGGGGTAAACAAATCAATCGAAGGTGTCGGCTAAAAATCATTGGCTACGGCCACCTGCTCCAAAAAGGAGCGAAGCGTGGGGGGAGCTAACAACACACACACTCAAACAGATACATCGAGCAGCGTGTGTACACACACGAACACAAACATATCCACAGACCCCAACCAACTTATCCACAGCCTGTGGACAACCCACGGTCGCAGCGCGACACAAAACCACACACGTACAGAAACGCTTATAGATATCTTGCGGCAGGGCTGCCTCGGCATACTCCCGGTCATCGTGGCGGCTGTTTGGCATGTGGCGGGTGTCGTGTTGTGCGCTGGTGAGAGTGTTCGACACTCGATCACACACACGGACCCCCACCTACCCACTGGGACACGCTCGGCAACGGGGCTAAGGGCGGCGGAATGTATCGGGCGCGGTGTGTCGCCTACGTCGTGGTGCTGTGTGGTGTTGTTGTGTCGGCGTGGTTGCGCTCGGCCTCGGTGGGCGGGAATGGTGAGACCCCGCCGGCGGGGGTTGCGGGCGGGGTCTCGATTTGCGCCTCGGTGGGCGTTGCGCTGGGGTGCGCTCTAGTTCATGCGGCAAGGCATGACGATTATTTGGCTGTGGCCGTGGTTGCTGGTGGTGGTGTAGTGGTTGGGTTTGGTGGGGTTGCTGTGGGTGTGGGTGATGTAGTCGGCGGTGCGGGTGAGGCGGTCGAGTTGTTCGGCTGCCATGCGGTAGGGGGTGGTGCTGGGTTCTTCTGGTGTGGTGAATAGTGGTGCCATGTTGGGCCAGTGTGCGGGTTGTTGGTGTGTGCCGCTGCTGGTGATCCCTGCGGCGGGGATCTCGATACTCCATGTGTCGGCGGTGGCGGTGATTATTGCGCCCATGTTTGCGGTGTGGCGTTTGCCGATGGTTTTGCCGGCGTTTGCCAGGTGCTTTGCGATTTCGCGGGCGGGCAAGTGGATGGCTGGACCTGTGCCACTGACTAACTGGGTGGCGTAGATAATCGCGGCGGTGCTGTCCGTGGCTGTGGCTGTGGTGTGTTCTGCTGCTGGTTCGATCAGGGCGCTTGCCAGTGCTGGTTTGTCGGTGCTGGTGTATAGGGCTGCCACTCTGAATAGCTCGGTGAGGTCTGGCAGTGTTGCTGTGAGGGTGGTTGTTTGGGTTTGTGTGTTCACTGGGTTTGTCTCCTTGTTTGGTTGCCCGCTTGTGCGGGTGTCCGCGTTCACGTCTTGCTCGTGGTGGCCTCTGGTGGGGCTGCGCGGGGCCGTGGTTAGCGGCGGCGGTTTCGTTTCTGTGCGCGGGTCAATAGTTCCATCGCAAGTATGGCGGGGCCGACGATGACGACGGCGGCTGCGAGCCGGACAAGTGGGTTCGGGTGGTCGATCATGCGCGGGCCATTTCTGCGAGTTCATCGACCATGTTCGCGAGCGTTGGCACGTACACACTCACGCGGGCGGTGTTGTTGTCGTCGCCAGTGCTCTCGATCTGGGCGTAACTGTCTCCCTCGAAGAAGATCCGACAAGTGGGGCCGCCGTAGGTGCGCAGCCATTCGGTGCGGGTGGTGTGGTTTGATCCGTGCCAGTAGATGAGTTCGAGAATGGTTTCGTTTTCGTAGGTGGTGAGAATGTCCGTCGGGTCAATGTCGTGGGCATACTCCAACACGTCGAGCGCGGCGCGATAGTCCGTGTCCTGTTCGTCGTCTTGGGTTGCGTCATCCGGATCAAACGAACGGCTAGGGCCATCGAGTGCGGTTTCTAATGCGCGGATTTCCTCCGCGATGGTTTCGGCGTATTCGTGTGCTTTCACTGGTTTCTCCTGGTTTGTGGGGCGCGGTGTTGCGCCTACTAAGTAATTTAGGGCATGGGTGGCGGGTTCGTCAAGTACCAATTTTTTGAGGGCTGCGGCGGTTGGGGCTGCGATGAGGGCGGCGAGATCATCGGCGGCGATAATGGGGCGGATCGCGCAACGATGACCGGTGGCGGCGGTGCGGGCTGTTTCCAGTGTGTCGAATATGCCAGCAAGTAGAGCGCCGGCGGCGGTGTGTAGTTCGATCGTGTATCGCATACCTATTTAGAGCCGTGTTCGGTGTCTCGGTGTAAAGAGATCCGGCGAAGATTACCGGCGAAGGCGGCGCGCCTGGGTTCGGTGGCAGGCGTGATGGTTGCGGGTTCGGTAGCGGTGCTGCCACACCATGCCAGGGATCGGTAGGTGTGGCGAGCTGCTACTTGTTGCGTTCGGTAGCCCTGTTCGCGAGATGGGTGAACGGGTACACCATGACGTAGAGGGTGATCCACCATGTTATGCCGGCGTTCGGTCCGCGGGTTGCGGCGGTGATACCGATAGCGATAGCGGTGGTGGCCATGAGGGATCTGAACACGATGTGGTTAGTCATTGTGCTGCCTCACACTCATAGTGGTTGCCGGTTTCGGTGTTGTGTCCGTCGCCACCTAGTAGGTAGGGGCCGTCGCATATGTCGCATGATCCGTATTCTTCGCACGAACATTCGAGCTGTCCGTCGTCGTTCAGGTCATCGTCATCCCATCCCGCGCACACACGGTGGCAAGCGGGGCACTCTGCTACAAGTGCGCCAGTGAAATGGGCGTTGTAGGTGCGCATGATATTCATTGTGCGTACCTCTCCATCCATAGTGCGGGTCCGTAGTAGTCGCCGTCGCAACACTTGTAGCCCAGGGCGTAGTTGTTTCGCTGGCTGTCCGTCATCGTTTCCCAAGTGTCGTCGTCATCTTCGGACCATGCGGTTATGTCGATGATCGCGAGGCTGTCTACGCCGCCATATGTGCCGGTGAACGTATCCACCCAAATAGCTTTCGGTGCGTAATCGTTCATCGGGTCACGGGTTTGGGCTAGTTCGTGGATCAGTGTGTTGATATTCATTCGTCGTCGCTCCCTGCTGGTTCGCCGGTGTCGTCGGCCTGGGCGTCAAAAGTATCTACGTCTATGTCGAGATAGTCACAAATACGGTTTGCTGCGAGCGTGATCGCGTCATCGGCGTCGATGGCGGCGATGGTGTCGGTGATCGTGAACGAACGGTAGAAGAACGCGACGTTCCAGAATGTACGTCGTGGTGTTTCGGTAATAGTCATGGTTACGCCTCCGCCCAAAACATTGCTGGCGCGTACTTGCCATTCTCATCGAATCGGCGTTGTAGTTCATGGGTTTCGTATTCGCTGACTACCCATCCGTCGGTCATGTATGACTCCACGATCATGCGAACATCGCGATACAGCTGGTTGTTCAGGTTGTTCACCATCTGTTGCGCGTCCGCGAGCGCCTGACCGTCATAGTGGCGTTCGTCGTCGTCGGTATCGACCCAGGTGACGGTGCTGCCGGTGTAGTTGTTTGATCGGATAGCGATCATGCGTACACCATCGGGCCAGTCAAGGTTTGGGGATGTTTCTGCGTCAAGTGTGCCGCTGATCTGTGCGTCATCGGACTGTGTGTAGGACACACTCCAATAGATGACGATCCCGTACTTGTCTTGTATCTGTTTCTTGCTGGTTGCGCCGACCCATTCGCCGGTCGCCATCTGTACGAATCGTCCGGCGAGATCTTCTGCGATCATGTCGCTGTCGAGCGTTTCCCAAGCGTCATCACGTAACGCTTGTATTGCTTTCTCTCTTGCGGCCGGCTCAAGCTCATCGAGCGTGAACACGGTACGCGATACCGTTATCTGTTTCACTGGTTTCTCCTTGTTAGACCCGCCGTATTGCGGGGTTACAAGTGAAGATAACGGATCATTCGTCGGTTGTCAAGTGTTTCCATTCACGGATCATTTCCGCGAGCTGGCTGTCGGTGTGTTCGGCTAACGGTGTGTCGCCTGGTGTGAGGGGATCCGGATAGTCGAATAGTGTGTGTTCGTTCATCGTGCTGTCCACACACGTATCGGGCGAGCATGGCAAGCTGCGCGAGCCGATGGGCGATAGGTGTCGGTGGCGGTTATCAGGTTTTCGCGGGCCATAGCGGTCAGGATCGCACCTATCGCGCGTGGTTCGTGTGGTGTCGGTAGGTCAGCGTCGTGGAGTGCTTGCCATATGTCGTCGGTGGTGAAGGTGTTGGTAGTGGTAGCGATTTGTTGGATGATGGTGCGGCATTGTGCGGCCCATTGTGGGTTGGTGTTGGTAGCGACCTGTTGGATGGCTTGTTCTTTGGCTTCGGTAGCGGCGATGATGTCAAGAAGGTTCATTGGTGTTCTTTCTGGTTGGTTCCATGTATGCGGGCATGAGTCGATGTTTGTTGGGGTTTGAGCAGATGGGTGGTTCACTTAGTTTGATGTAGACGGTGCAGGTGCGCCGGCATTTGGGGCATCGGTAGGTTTGTTTCATTGGTGCGCTTTCAGGATGTGGGATGCGATCCATTTGGCGACTGGTGATGCGACCCCGTTGCCGCACTGTTTGTAACGGTGCGTGTCTGCTTGTTCTGTGCCGTCTGCTTTCCAGCGGGTGTGGTCATCGGGCCATCCCATCAAACGTTCACATTCGAGGGGGGTGAGTCTGCGTACTGCCATTGTCGGTTCGGCGTTGTGAATGTGAATGTGCGGTTCGTTGTCGCCGCGTTTGGCTTCTGCTCGAAGGGTCGGAACAGTACCTTCCCAAACTCCACCACCCAAACGCACCATCGTTCCAGGTTGAAACACTGTTGGTTCTTCATATTCATTCTCAACGAGTACGCCTGTGGATTGTTTGGTTCCTGCTCGTAGCGCATGATGTACGGGGCTGATTGTGTCGTTGTATTCGTCGTATGCGACAGCCATTCCTGAACCCTCAGTCCGCAACGTCGGAAATGCCACTTCGGATGGTTGTGCCGATAACCCTTGAGTGTGAGAAAATCCTATTACGAGATTGTCGGTTCCGTCGCCTCTTTCGCCAACACCACTACCGACTCTAAGGCAGTTCGCAATCTTTCTGGAAGCAACTTTCCCCTTCGGTTTGCCCTTCGCAGTATTCCCTCGCAAGCTTTCGCTGACAGGTAGTAGCGGGTCGGGACAGTTGCGGGCGATTGCAGGATCGAAGCAAGCGACCAAGAAAACCCGACGTCGTCGCTGGGGGATTCCGAAGTACTGCGCATCCAAGAGAGCGTATTCTTGGAGAACCGCCCCTGCTTCAGCCATTTCACTGATGACTGCTGCAAAATCCCTTCCGTTGTTGGAGGACAAGGCTCCGGCGACGTTCTCCCAGATTGCCCATCGGGGAAAAGTTCCATTTGTGACATGACGCATCTCCTTTATGATTCGTACTGCTTCGTAAAATAATCCTGAGCGTTCCCCTTGTAGACCTGCTCGTTTGCCTGCTACGGAGAGGTCTTGGCATGGTGATCCGAAGATGATGCAGTCCACAGGTGGGATCTCTGTGCCACTTACTGTGGATACATCACCCCATTTCGGGATGTCGGGCCAGTGTTTGTTGAGGATGTGTTGGCAGTGTTTGTCCCATTCGACCTGGAATTTGCACTCCCAGCCTGCGTCCTCCATGCCCATGTCGAAGCCACCGACTCCAGCGAATAGGGATCCGAATGTTGGTTTCATTGTGTTCTCCTGCACGAGCAGTATTGGGATGTTCTGTAGGTGAAGCCGAGCTGTTGGATGGGTGTGCCTTCGATGAAGCCGGTGTTGCCGCACTTGTCGCAACCGATCTCTGCGAGCTGGCGGTTCATCACCTTACGAAACATCGCTTCGATAGCGTTCAGGTCTGGAAACTTTGGTAACGGTTTGCAGTCCGCGAGTACCTGTTTGCCGTGGTCGCTGGTTGCGTCGATGATGATTTCGGAGTGTTTCCACCCGTTCTTCAATGTGTTTCGTGCGATGTTCGTAGTCGGCCAGAATGAGCAGAGACGGTCCACAAAGAGATCTATTTCCGCTGGTGTCATATCCCCTCCTGAAGTTGTTTAGAGTTCGATGCCTTGCGCGATGTGTGTGCGCAGGCGTGAGATCACACTCGTTGCTTCTTTCAAACGGCGGCGAGTGTCCTCCAGCTCGTTGTGCAGATCCTCTGCCACGTCTTTGAGGTCGTCTCGTTCGTCACGCAGACGCTCGTTCGCAATACGCAAAGCATCGCAACGGTTCTGCCATTCCTCTAGTTCAAACTCGATCTCGTCGGTCACGCCGTATTCCTCTCCGTTGTCTCGTAGTGTACCCACCCCAGATGCCGTGATGGATGTAGTTGTTCAATGCGAACTCTAGACAACGCTTCCGTACGGGGCACAGACCGCAGATCTTTTTGGCTTCAGCGATCAGGATGTGCTGTTGGGGTGTGCGTGGCTCGATAAAGAACTTGTCGGCTGGCATACCTTTACAGTTCGCGTCAGTGAAGAAACTGGTGTCGTTGTCGTATAGGGGATCCATCTCCGCGAGGATCATTGTGAGTTCCTTTTCCACGGTCCCCATCCTGCCACCTGCCACAGTAAATATCCAGCTTTTAGGTTTGTGAGGGGATCGAGTAGTGGTTCCTGCTCGCAGACTCCCATCTGGTTGCAGACAACAGCCCATCTGTTGCGTGTGAGATCGTAATTGACCCCGTTGATTTGAAGCAAACCGGTGTCGGAGCGATGGTTCCATTCGGTGACGTGGGTGATCTCACAGAACTTGTTTACTGCGTCCCCGCCTCGACGGTTTGGGCAGCCACCTGATTCCCTGAGGATGATGTGTCCGAGGCGTTTCCAGGTTCGCTCAGGCCAACCTGCCTCAGCCGCCAACTGGGGAAGCCAGGAGATGTCGCCGTGACGGAACACGATGGGTGCCTCCAGAAGCCTCTCAGACGCAATAGGAGCCTCTCTGAGAGGGGTATAGGTCTGGAACGGGGGGTTGGCTGGGGCTTCGGCTGCGTAAACGATGCTGCCGAAGGCGATCAGCCCTACCGTGAGTGCGGCTGTAAGCCGTGTAAATATCCTCATCGATTCCCTCCCAGAATATCAAAGATGACGAACAGGTTACAAATAAAGGGTATCGCCCCAGCCGATCAGTCCGACCCGTTGCATAGATAACAGGTTGAACTGGTTTTGAGATCGGCTGGGGAGAATCACACCTACACCAGTGACAGTGGGTTCCCTTTGCGTGATCCTTACGCCTATTTACAACAACCGAGTCAAGTACGAAATAGCACGAAACATCAGCTGTGGATCATCATTGAAGTGACCCAACCCCATGTTGCATCGATTACACAGTAGCCCCCTAAAACAATCGCCACAACTGTATTTTTTCGGACAACAGGTATGGTCGTGGTCAACGGAAAGCATCATTCTTTTCCCCGTTCTTGGGTCAACCCGCCCATTCTGGTCGCCACAGATAGCACACACTCCCCCTTGTTCTTTGAGGACACGCTTGTAGTCATCTAAAGAAATGTTATGGACTTCCTTCAATTTCATATCCTTAGCGAGATCAGGGTGCGTTTTCCGTTTCATCTTTCGCTGTTCCCGCTGTTTCGTTCTGATGAGTTCAAGATTATTTCTTCGATAGAGAACATCAGATTCTTTTTTGCACGACTTACACCAGCTGTGAAGGCCATCTGGTTTTGATGGTTGCTGGTAAAACAAGGATCTGTCTTTATCCAAACCGCATTTGCTACACTTCTTCAAATCGAACTCCAATCGTTCGGTCAATCCCTGGCAGCTGAACCTGTGCAGGGATATTTATTTTTCTAGATAGTAACACTCCATCGCGGGACGAACCAAATCTTCCCACGTAGAGAGTCTCACGATAACCAATCCCTCATTTCCCCAGCCATCGGGCATGAGTATTGCCCTCGCTGGTTTGCGCCGAGAACCAAAGTCTGCTTCGTTTGATTTTACTTGTGCTTCAATACGCAACCAAGCATTTACCGCTGCTTGTATCTGCTTACCGGCTTTGACCTCATTCGCAAAAATTTCGTCTTGCCAGCGTTCCTCATTTGCGTCACCAAACTTATGTGATGGCGCAACTCCTAAACGCTTGCGAGCATCTCTTTGCTTTTTCAGTCCCTTGCGCCTAGCGTTCCTGCCCCTCGCAACAGGGTCGCCACATCCCTTGACCCGTCGTTTACCGTCACGGCCTTCACGTCCCAAAGTTCCAAACTTGGGGCATCCAGCGATCGCGCACTTGTCTTTGCGTCCTTCACATTCTCCCTTTCTGTTCTGTTCCAAAGTCACTTCGCACTATCTCCTGAGCAGTAAGAACGATGTCAGGAACAGCAGTAGATCCTGAATGATCTCGTGCCCGAAGCGCACTATGTCGTTACTCATTTCGGGTTGAGGGTGTCGATGATCTGTGATGCTTCACCCTTCGTCAAGTCATCCAGCTTGCTGATCGGGCGACCAATCGCATCAGTGCACAGTGAAGCAAGGTCATCGTTCGTGATGATGTTCACGTTCCGTGCCATCTTGCGAATCACACCCAACTGTGGTGCGGTTGCAGGTGCGGACGGATCCTTGATCTTCGGCTTACCGTTCGCAGGATGCGACTGGATTGCTTCGACCGGAACCTCTTTCGCACCGAACATATCCACCAACTCAGCCTCCACATCAGCGACCGTACGGATCGGGTAGCCCTCCACGAACTCGGGTTCCGGTTCCACGTCTACGACCTTGCGACTCGGGAACGGCTCCACAATCTCGGCATCCTGGATAGGAGAGAACAAGTCCTCCTTCACCTTCTTGAACGCTGCCCGCAACGCAGGCATATCCGACTCACGAATCTCTTTGCCTTCCAACCCAGCAGTCTTGATGACTTCAATATGGCTGATCGGTACAGCGTCACACGCAGCCTTGAACCGTGCCAAATTGTCTGCCGACACGACAGGGTTGATCTCACGGATCTCCGCCATCTGTGGTGCAGCTGGAGCGTTATCAGCCTGCGACATTTCCTCAGCCGTGTACAAACCGGACAGGTCTTGTGGGAACGCTTTACGCAACGCGAGCGCCTCCGCACACTTTGCCAACATACGGTGCGGCATCTTCGCCCACAACCCCATCGGCTTGCCATCCTTGCCTGTCTGCACATACTCCTCGATACGTGCCGTGGCAGTGAAGTTGCATACCTGTCCGTCCACGATCTTGCGGACCGTCACCGTCGCTGAGACAGGCTTGCCGTTTTCTTCGACCCAGGTTTCGTCTGAGCCTGCGTACTTGCCGGTGCGTTCAGCAATCAAACGGTATCCGTCGATGCCTGTCTGGATGGTGTAGCGGGTGGCGTTCGCGCGACCATCCCAGCGACCCACCATGTAGATCTGCTTTGCGAACGGATCCAGCCCTGTGCGTACACACTGGTGGAAGAACACGGCGAGATCACCGTCCGATACTTTGTCCACACCCAACTGCTTCAAGGTTGCCACCTGCTGTGGGGTGAAACCTTGCTGGTCTGGTGCAATCACGAGGTTGCTCATTACTTGCTCTCCTTTGCGACGATCCGCATAGTGCGGAATGTTGTTTCTTTCTTGAACTTGGCGGCCAACGCTGGATGCTCCGCCTCAAATCTCTTGGTGTCGAACGAGGTGCGTTTGCTGTTCTTCCACGACACAACCACCGTGCCATCCACGGCACCGTACTCACAGTCCTGCAAGATCATCGCGATCTCACCCTTCAACTGTTCCTCCAACTGTTCGGCTTGACGCTTCTGTTCACGAGCCAACGACAACCGTTCTAAAGTGTCGTAGATCTCATGGCCCAAGACGACGGTGTTTTCTATGCCCTGTGGGTACAAGGTGGCGGCGTTGTCGTAGGTTGGATCAGCGATATCTGGCATCATGCCCATGTCAATGAAGCTGAGGAACCGGCGAACTGCGTCAATGTGTATCTGCTTTTCGTCACTGCTCACGGTCTGTGTATGGAAATGCAGTTCCAGATTCGAGTCGAACACGATCCAATTGATTTCGTGACTGTCAGTGCAGATCGCCTGCTGTACTCCCTGCCAATACCAATAACGTGGCAACTGTCCCTGCCAACGCTTGTTATAGGTTTTCAGTTCGTACACCTCCCCTAACGGATCCATCCCATCAATGGTGGACAGGAGCCGCACACCGTCCTCGTCGTATGCGTACAGCACATGGGGTTCGGTAATAGGTTTGCCCAAGATTTCGGATGCCCACCTGAGTAGTGGTTCTTCGAGGATGGTGCCTCGTCGCATCGCATCGTTCTGTTCTTTCGGTGCAGGGGGTGTCACCGAGAGAAGTTCAACAGCGAGATCAGCTGGGGTGGTGTACTTGTGTTCGTTGTGGACGACCGCTGCGACCGATGCGGTCACACGGGTTTCCCCGTCCTTGTTTTTCCATCGAGCTGTCAGCCACTCCTGGCTGCCGTGCGGTGGTTTCGGTTCGGTGTATCTGTTCTGCATATGGTTCTCCTTCCGTTGCAGACTGTTTACCTTAGGGGTGTAACGAGGCTGTGTCAAGAACCTTGATGTCTCGGACCATCCCCACTGGGATATGGATTGCGTGGATACCTTCGCCCTTGCAAAGGGTTTGCCAGACAGTGACGTGCTGATCTTTGGAGCCTGGTTCCCCTACCGGTATCAGGAATCCTACGGTGTCCACCAGCATTTCGCCATCGTCTTCATACTTTTCTAGGTCGAGCCAGCCTGCGTCACTCATGTGGGTGTCGGCCCATTGGACGAGCACGATGGTTCTATCCCCAGACATTGACGTTCTCCTCGTAGTGTTCTTTCGCACCCTTCGGATCGCCTTCCTGAAGATACTCGTGCATGATGCCAGCGATGTTCTTCCAACGGTCAACTTCCTGCTGAAGCTTCTTCAACGAAGCAGTCAATGTGGTAATCGGATCAGGGTTCATTAGTCCAACCAGACTGTGTACTCGGCTGTCGTTCGACCCTTCACAGGATCCACGAAATGCAGGCGTTGGGATGGCTGGCCGACTGCTGCGATAAACGCACGGGCATACTCGTTGTGTGACTCCGGTGAACCGGTCACGAAGATGCGACCAGCGTTGGCCATCGTGAGTGTCATCGGGGTGTGCCAGTGCCCCATGTAGCAGTCTTGGAACTCCTCGACCACACCCGTGGACCAGGCGTTTACTTTGCGCAGGATGCCGAACGCTGGCGTGTTCCCGCCGAACGAGTTGATCTCGTCACCATGCACCAGCAGTGCACGATAGGAACCGATGTTCACTATTTGATACCAGTTCGATGACATCTGCCAGCTGACGTTCTTCAGATGGGCTGTGCGCTCAGACGCGATGCGATACGCCATACGGTCGATGTTGTCACCAGCAGGCATATCACCCTTGCGACCCAAGCGACCGTGGTTGCCGTACTCGCACACCACATGAACCTTCTCAAAGAACCCAGCGAGTGAAGCCACCATCGTTTCCATCACCGAAGTCGCCTCAAACAACTGCTCAAACAGATGTGCTTCAACCTCGTACGCCTGTCCTGGGAAGATGCCGATGCCTTCCACCATGTCGCCACCAAACATCAAAGTGCACTCCTTCACGGGATGATCCGCGCGTTGAATGTCGGTGAGCGTCATCACTTTCTCGGTGAACTGCTCGATCCGTTTCGCCAGTGTGGACACACCGAACGACACGGTGCGCTTACCCAACTGCCAGTCCGTAGCATGAACCAACGCAACCTCAGTCTTACCTTTGCGGGTGTCCTTCTTGAACGGGACAGGTTTACGGGTTGGGGTGGCACGAGCCGCGTCACGCGCAGCCTGATACACCGCCTCCACCATGTCATCGGACCGCTTCTTCGCACGAGCTTCCTTCTGCTGTGCAGTCTTCAACGCTGCACGAAGGTCTGCGATCTCTGCTTCCAACTGGATCTCTCGATCAAGCGCCATGACTGTATTCCTTTCGACGGTACGTACCGATTGCCCCAGCGGTCAACTTGATTCCCCTGTTCGCGAGCGCTCGGCTTATCGCCCCAGCAGAGATGCTGTGGTCGTTGATCGCCGCCCAAAAGTCGTCACGATCTTCCTCAGGCAACTCCTCGGCAATACCGAAGATGAGCGGTCTGCGACCGCTAGTTCCCTGCGCTTCTTTTATTTCGGTTAGCAGACTTCCCTTTGTCTTGCTCACGCTGTTCTCCAATCAATGCGTTGATTTTCTCGATTACATCCCACAACGCATCAGCTTGATCTCTTGCCGGTGTCACCTTCAAAAGACTGTCGCGAATGAGTCGTAACTCCACCATACTGAAGTTCTTTGCCATTGTCTAGCACCTCCCTAAGAGAGGCAAACCCTAGTGGTTTTCGATGTGGTCCGTCAACCTCTCAGAAACCTTATCTATCTTGGTTTCTACGCTGCCCTGCTTCTTGTAAACCATCTTCAGCATCCCCATCACAACCTCATGATCTGAGGCGTTCTCCTTCTTGAACTTCTGGAGAAGGGTGACTATGACAGAAAAAGCACCAGCAACAACGGCACTAAGAAAGACAGCCCACCCAGCGTCCACATCAAGCTCCCTTTGATTCCTTCCAAGCCTTCACACGCTCAGGCACATCATCGCCTGCAACGTAACGCAGATGCCACGGCTCCGATGGGAGGACTTCCCATGAGAAACCGAACGAGGTCGCGTTCTTCGCAAGCCATTCCAGCCGTGCACCCGAAGCGTTGGCAATATCGATTGCGATGCCGTAGTTGTGCTGGCTCGTGCCAGGGACCGCGAGTTGGGCCATCCCCTTCTTCAGATACCACGCCTTGCCTTTGTAGATGCGTGGTTTCTGCTTCATCAGGGCTGGCTTCGGGTTGTCGGTGTATCGCTGGAAGAATCCGTACTCCTGAACCGCAAGCGAGCGATATGTGTCCGCTGGGCTAGTCGGGCTGAGGTCAATTCCTTCTGCGTTAGCCGCAGCGTCCATCGCCTCGTATGCGTCAGCCGCACAATGATGCAACTGACCTTTGCCTTCAATCTTGCGAAGCAGGCTCGGATCCAATTCACCTGGCTCCACCCCTTTGAGGTGTGAGCACAACTTCACCTTGATGATCGGAAGTTTGGCGATGTCCACCTTCGCCATTATTCAGCCGCTTCTTCCTTCTTCTTCGTTGCACCAGCACCAGAGAACGCGGCTTCGATTTCTTCCTTCGTCAACGTGCCATCCACGCTGAAACGGAGAAGCTTCTCAACGACCTGTGCACAAGCCATCACGCCAGCAAGGGCAGCAGACTTCCACAGTTCAACACCGATGATTGCGCCACCAGCAACCGCAGCCAAAGCCGAGGAGCCGAACAGGGCGAAGATACGGAAGATGATGTTCTTGAGCTTGTCCATTTCAGTCTTTCTGGGAGAGGGATAACGCTGAGTGCAGGATCAATGTTACACCAGTTATCCACAGGGCTGATCGGAGAGTAGGCCCAGACAAGGTGATGAGCACCATGCCAGAACCGGCGTAGGTCCATGAGTTCTCGCTCAGAAAATCCAAGAATTTACGCATCAGCGCCGTATTCTAGTACCTGCTGCTGCGAGCGTTATTCCTGCTGTTACGGCGATAAGTGTGCGTCTGGTGCCGACTGGGATGTTGGATCCGAGGGGCACATAGTCGTCTAAGCCTTCACCAAAAATGTCAATGGTGTCCTCAAACGCTTCACGTACTTCGGCTGGTGCATCCTGTACCGCTTCGATCAGGGCTGCGACCTGAGTGTTATCTAATTCGCTAACATTCAACGCCTCGAAGATGGCTTCAGCCTGCTCTGCGCTTGCTACTGCAAGCACCTGCGGGTTGGTGGCAAGCTGGGCGGCTTGCGCAGGGGTCGGTTCGGAGGACGCATCCAGAGCCTCTAGGAGCGTTTCAGGGGTATCAATAGTGCTGACAGGGGGTTCGCTCTCGTCTACGGGGCTTACAGGAGGCTCTGCGTCGATTGTGGGGGCATCCTCAACAGGTATGTCTACGGCTGGTTCCTGCGGATCCTCCACCACATCGTCCTCGAACGGGGGTAGCGTGTCCACCGATGTTTGGGTTTCTGGAACTTCTGGGTCTGTTACTGGCGGTTGTGGTGCTTCCGTTGTTGATACTGGGGGCACAGTCGTGGAAGGTTCAGTCGTGGCTGATGGCGGTGGAGATTCCTCTTGTGGTGTGGTTGACGTGGCTGGTGGCGACGTACTCGTAGATGAACTGGTTGTTGTTTCCGGTTCAGTTGTTACTGTGGTGGATGGTTCAGCGACGGTTGAAGGAGGAGTAGATGTTGACGGTGCTGTGGTGGACGTTGATGTTCCTGTGGGGGGCGACTGCGTTTGTTCTTCTGCTGGTGGCAGGGTTGTTGTGGCTGGCGGTGTGGGCTGAGTTGAAGAACTACTAGTCGTCGGTTCCTCGGTCGTTGAGGTTTCCTGAAGCGTCGTGGTAGTAGGCGGGTCCGTGACAGGGACAGTCTCTGGTGGGACAGTAGAAGTAGAGGTCGTCGTCACAGGGGTGGATGTTGTTGTAAATGCCCATTCTGGAACGATCTCCCAATATGCGTCGTCAATCTTCCAAGCGAGCATATAACAAGTACCGCCACCAGCCTCAAAGAACCAGCCATCCAACGGATACAAACCAGGCATAACGGAAAGCGTTATGGTGCTCGACCAAGAGCAACCCTTCAAATCCCAAGTACCGACCTCCTGCCCAGCGATACTGACCGTGCCACCATCGTCAGCTGCCACCATGAACTCAATCGTTTCGTGCTCAGGCAGATTGATGAACCCTGTGTAGTGGACCATGAAGAAATCCCAGCCGCACTCTTGGAATGGTTCACCGTTGAAGTTACGGTTGATGTTGTTCTCTACCTCGGACCCGCAGATGGGGTATAGATCATCTGAGCGCTCTGGTGGGATTTGGTCGATGGTGTAGCCGACTGCGTTCAACCCTGGTTGGGGTTCAGCGTTTACTTGTTGTGGGAGTAGGGCGAGAAATGCGACGGGTGCGAAGATCAGCCAGCGTGTGTTACGCACATCACTTACGCTTCAGGCGACCATTCCTCAGCCGTGTTCCCCTCAGCAACCCAAGCAAGATAAGCCTGACGCTCTGGCCCTGTGTTTGATTCGACATCGGGGAACGATTGCACGCCACCATCAGGCAGACGCTTCAGGATGTGGCGTGTCGTTTGCCCCTTAGACCCAATTTCTATGTAGTAATACATCAGAACTCCGCCGAATAAGCAACATAGGCATTTACACTGTTCAATGCTCGTAGAACCAGAAGCGCACCAGATGTTGCACCAGTTGTGTTTGCGTCAAGATTCAAGACAGTATCCGACATTCCATTCGCAGAGAATGCCAAAGAACCTACAGCACCACCAGAACTCAATTCAATATTCGCATAGGAAACAGATGATGGTACACTCCGCATTCTTGTCGGAAGCGGAATAGAAAAGTTCACAACCGTCGTAGAAGCAGCAACCCCATAACTGCTCAATGTTGCATAATTGCCGCTTCCAGAACCAACCTTGAGATAATACCGCTGACATTTAGCAATCGTCACCCCGTAGTCCTCAAACTCGAATGGGGTTGCTACCGCACCAGCCTCCAACTGCACACCCGTCACCTGCCAATAATTGTTTGTGGCAGCAGCGAGATTGGTTTGACCAGGTGCCTCATTCGCCGCCGTATAAGTACCCCAAGCCTGTGTCGTTCCAGAAGTGAAATTAGAACCCCCACCAATCCAAAACGAAACCCACAAAGACGCATTAGCATCATTGTCAAAGGCTCCAGTTGTATCTCCAGTAAACGTAATAGTTTTCTTCTCCCAAGTAGCGGAAGCAGAAACCGTATATTGTGCGCTAGCCATACGATTTGAATTATCTTGGTCAAGAAGTCGGACAACAAAAGTTCCAGTTACATTTGATTTTACCCAAAACGAAACTGTCATTGATTTTGCAGAAGAAGTCCCTTTTGCAAATTGTTGAACATTTTGACCTTCAAGTCTTTGACTGATATAGAAAAAATCAGTCGATGCTGGTGAGGCATCAGCGGTCGTGCAGAGCATCTTCAATGATTTACGAAAACCAGAACCAGTAGGCGCATCATTTTCAACTGATTGAGTCCAGGTCCCTAACCCACTAGCGTCACATAGCCATCTGTCTGCCGTGTTATATCCATTGCCGGTAATTCCTGCTACAGATGTTCCTCGTTGCGCCACCTGCATCGCACCATTGATAATCACATTACGATTAGACAACGGATCAACCCAAGCAACACCGTTCGTCTGCCCCGAATCAGCCACCAACACCTGACCATTCGACCCCACACCCTGACGAGCCAACGTGTCAGCAGCCGTCCCCACCAACAAATCACCCTTCGTCGTCACCAAATCCGTCTCAGGAGACAACGCCCACTTCACACCATTCGTCGCAGCCGAATCAGCAGTCAACTGATAATTATTCGTACCGACAGCCAAACGATTCAACGCCGACCCATCAGTGACCAGCAGGTCACCCTTCGTGGTCAGCTTCGAGACAAGCTCATTCGCCTCATCCGCATCATTCGCGGTGAACACCGGATAGATAGTCGCGCCAGATGAGTGCGCTGAAGCAGTCGTATCATCCTGCGCACGAGTCAACGTGAGCGTCGTACCAGAAATTGTTGCCGAACACTTCTCCTCAGCCGAAGTACCTGGATCAATCACCACATAAAACGGCACACCAGCCGACGAAGGCCAACCCGTGTTCGAGGCGATAGTGACCGAAGTATCCGAAACATTCAACGAGTTCGTGGTGGTAGTTGCTACCGCCGCACCCTTGTATTGTCGTCTAGTAAAAGCAGCCATTTGGGGTCCTATCGTACACTACGCATGATGACGGTACAGGTGCCGTTCCAATCCCACTCGTTGTGGCTACGGGCATCCTGAATCGGTCGCCAACGCACATCCTCCACCACCACAGAATACGAGTCCGTGTTTTCCTGATATGTCACAACACGCGGATTCTCCACCAAATCCCGCAACACAGCCAACTCATAATCCACATCCACATACAACTCCCGACCGTTCTTGTCACGCACCATATGATGCAAAAGGACAGGCACCGAGAAAATTTGGGAACGCAACGGAGCCGCATACGCTCGACCCAACCAGCGTGTCACCACCGGACCAACCGTGGCATCAGACGCAGAACGCGACGAAGTAAGCCGAGCCTCAGCCTCAAACACCTTCGTTTCAAACCCATCAAACGTGGACTCCAACGAACCCGCAGTTGTTTGGGTACCAACAGATTGGAACGATCCGCTATCTGAAGCAACTGAAATACCCACAGTCCCGTTCAACGGCTGGGTGCGCAAATCCCACTTCGGAACAAACTTCGCATCAGGAACACCCCACCTGTAAATACCTGTCTCTAAAGTGCCTGACGCAACCTTGTCCGTTGGATGCACCCTGTACGCACCCAACCCAGCGACCGTGAACACAGGCTCGTTATCAAACTCGTGAATATCAACAATCGTGCCCTGCCCTGTCGCCATCAGATCCGAAGCGTAAGCAGGCTGGTTCGTGCTCACCTGCGTCGAGACATCCATGCGCCCGATACCCGTCGAGGTGGAGTCATAGTTCGTCCAACCGAAATACACGAACTTGCCGATACCAGCAAACGAATTCACTGTCGTGCCAGTCTCAATCAACGGTCCAATAACCAAGTTGCCGTTGTCATCAGCCGAACAGAAACGGAACCCTGTGGTTAGCCCGATGATGATGTAACCGAGATATGCCTCCATACCAGACACAATCTCACCCTGTGGTAGTTCTCCAGCCACCGTGGGAATATCGAGTGCGGTTCCGTCAGCTTTGATCGTGGTCTTATAGATCAGGCTCTTGTTACCTGCATAACCAGCGCAATAAATATGGTTCTGTCCACCAGCAAAACCAACCCAGTTGAAATTGCTATTCGGATGCGTATATAACGCTGACGGATTGTTCGCTGAAGAACCTGGGCTAGTGGTGATGTTCCAAATCTTGTGCTTATCGGTACCCTGCCCAGCGACCATCAAACGGCCACGCACATAACGCAAAGTGCCAGCCTCGATACCGGTGATATACGCAGACGCCGCAGAAGTGCCAGCGTTCGTCTGGTCAATATCCCCGTTGGCATACGAGAAGAACACGTTGTATCCGTCCGAGGTGAGCGAATAGATGTTTGACGCTGCCGTGCTTGTCACCGTGGTGAAAGTGGACCAGTCACTCGTGTACTTGACGTTCTGGCCATCCGAACCGTAGATGCGACCATCAGCCGTGGACATATACAGGTTCGTGTTTGATGTTGGATACGCCAGAGTCGTATCAGACAACAACGACAGTTCGCCACGATTCCAAACATCAATCCCCTTCGAGGAACGGAACCGATAGTTCTCCGCATCGGCTGTATCGGAATACGCCTGCCCAGCCCCGTAATGCCAAGACGATTGCGACCTACGCCACAAACCTTGTGGGTTGATAGCAGATTCACCAGGCTCCGTTGATTGGTCAACCGAGTCACGAACACGAGCATCAAACTGGCGACCAAAATCACCAGACTTCGTATCAATTAGATACGGGCGACCATTGATCGCAATAGGAAACGTGTACGGAACAAGCTCCGTTGCACCAGTACCCGTATAGAACGCTGTGCCACCCCTGAACGGGAAAGTGAAATCGGTAAGAACAGCCACGGCTACTGCCTAATGACTAGCGGATACTGCCTCGCCAAACGTGCCGCCTCAGCGACAATCCGATCCCTACGCAAACGCAAAATGTTACTGAACGAGTCACGCATCGCACCAGGCGGAACCTCATCAGATCGACGAGTATCACCCTGCGACTCAATAAAGTTACGCTTCACTTCACGCATTGACAACATACGAGACATCACACCCATCTCCAAAATGTCTTCCATGTTGATTGGCACATACGAGACGGTTTGGATGTTGTCGGTCAACGCCGAAACCCGTGTATACGGTGCCTTGTAACGGATACGCAAAGTGCCAGCCATCGTCCCCTCATCAAACGTGAGCGCGAACCCCGACGCAAAATCGGTGGTCGGCATATCCCGTGACAGACGCACACGGCGAATCACCGGATGATCGTCCGAGAGGTAACGCAATCGCACATCAATCAGATCGATAATCGAGGTGGCACCCGTGATGTTGATTTGGCGATCCGACCCGTTATACGACACATCGGTAGACACCACACGAAACAAACCGTTCGCGGGACTCGACAAGTCATCAATGTCCTGATTCAACGCATCCAACATCTGTGCCTTCGGGAAACGAGGATTCAGCGTAACGACAGCACCCGACGAATGAGAAGTAGCAGTAGTACCAGCAAAACCGCGCTCAACCACCAGCGTCTTATTCCCAATAGTCGCATCCCACACATAGCACAACTCCGAATCAATCTCGAAGACCGCGCCAGTACGCAACGCACCCAACTCATATGACATGACAAAAGACGTGTCATCAGAGTCAACCGATGTCGCTAACTTGTTCCGTTCCTCGATGGTGCCGGAAAGAAGTTGACGGGCAACTCGGTCAAGGAGCGCACCAGCAGTAGACACTACTTCTTCTTCTTGCCCTTCATCGCAGCCTTATCAGCAGCAGTGACCTTCATCTTCAACTTCTTGCTAGACTTCTTGGCCTGCTTCTTAGCGGCAGCCATGCCAGCCTTCGTGTACGGGTATTCCTTGCCACCGACCATCGGCATAATTACTTTCCCTTCTTCTTGGACTTCTTGGAACCGTATTCCATCATGCGTTCCTTCTTGCCCTCGGAACGCTCATGCTTCATCTTCGCCTTCTTGGACTTGTACTTCTCGCCCTTCATGGACATGGTTACTTTCCCTTCTTTGCTCGTTTGCGACCAGCGGCAGCCATCTTCGCCATCTTCTTAGCGCCGTACTTCTTACGCCCAACCGCAGCAGCGACAGCGGCAGGATCCTTCACCCCGCCTCTTGCGGCGATTGACTTTTCCAACTTTGCGAAACGACCACCACCACCGAGCTTCATCGACTTTTTCATAGACGCTCAGAATACCACTCTCAGCAATCCCACTTACGCAAAGCCAGCGCTTTGCGGGTCGGACGACCCTTCGAGTCTTTCATCGGCCCAGATACCCCACTCATCCTTGCGCAAAACGACTTTCTCCGTGCAGCCGCCTTCGGTGAACGCTTTGCCTGCGCCGCAGACACAGGTGGCTTCAGATTCATCCCCTGCGCTCGCGCTGACGCTCGACCTTTCGCGTTCAACCCGCCCTTCGGATCCTTGCCCTCTTTGCGTTGCCATGCCGGTGTCTTAGCCATTACGGGAAGCCCAAGCGTTATCCACAAGGTTCGGGTATGGGCGACCAGCCTTCTTCGCACGAGCCTGAGCAGCCTTCTTCTGAGAAGCCGACAGCGGGGTGGACTTCTTCTTCGGGTTCTTCTTATCCCAGAACTGCTTCTTCATACCAATGCTCCTGCTGCGTAAAGGATGTCTTGCACGTTTTCTTCAACCTCATACTGTACCCCAGGCTCAAAGCGTTGTGCTTTCCCGTTGATCTCGACCGTGGTTGCCCTCTTGACTTGTGCAGGGACCACAGGTTTTGGAGAAGTCCATTTCGCTGACGCTGGCAGTTTCTTGCCTTTCGGCACCACCTCAACCAACCGTTGCGCTGCTTTGTCCCACGAGAACTCGTCAGTCAACACGGCACGTTCACGGGCATCCACCCGCAACGCTGAACGATTCTCATAATGGTGACGCATCAAACGCACCAAATCGTTCAGATCAGGCTCATCCCAGTTCCCGCCATGAGGTGACGGTTTCGGTGTGGATTTCACTATCGAACTGGCAAGATGCGCAAACTGTGCCTGACCAGACGAAGCGCTAACAATCGTTGGGACACCACACGCAATCGCCTGCAACGGGATCAACCCGAAACCCTCGCCACGGGCAGGAGCCACCCAACAATCAGCAGAGTTGAAGAACTCGACCTGCTCACTCATAGTCATCCAAGTCCGGTGGAAGATGATGCGCGGGTCACGAATATCCTGTGGCACATCGGACGCATGGGGAGCCATCTTCAGATGCAGTTCGGCGTCAGGCAAATCCAGTTTCAGAAACGCCTTCACCACGGCATCAATACCTTTGCGTTCCCACAGCGAACCGCCAGCCATAAACCTGAACACCTTGTTCTCTGCCCGTTGCTGCGGCATCCAAATCGTACGATCCACCCCCAACGGCACATAGTTCACATTCGGATGATGCTTACTGAAAGTCTCAACATTGTGCTTACAAGGGACAAGGATCTGGTCGTATTGGGCAAGCCAACGCACAAACCTGATCGGCACAACCGATGTTTCCCACATCGTGAAACAGACACGATGCTGCTTCTCATACCAACCCTTGCAAGAGAACGGCACACCCATATGAACCGACACGCTTGACATCTCATCCAATGTCACCCCATCAGGCACATGGTTCAGAAACCCGTTGAGCATCGAGCCGTAACCGAACCTGCCATCGGTAAAGCCGTGCCAATGCTGCGTATTCATTTGGATACGTTGACGAAGTTCCAACGCAACGCATCAAACAGATCGATGTGTGGCAAACCGTTGGCATCCATCAGCGCCTTCAAATACTGGTCAATAACCTTGTTGAAGAACCCGAACACATTCGTATGGACATAACCAACGGTGACGGTTGGGACCGGCATTATTTTCACCGTCTTCGTGTTCAACCCAGCCCAAAACAGCGGATACTTGGTGTCAACCATTCGTAAGCCAGACGCAACATCCATCGCTGCTCTACGCCACACGTTCGCAGTAATCAAAGTTGAAGCAACAAGAATCGACTTGTCCTCCAGACTCTTGATGTAGTCAGGCATCGGCCCGAAAAACCCCGGATTTACCTCCATCGAGTTTGGCGACCAGTGAATCACCCGATCCACCCCAGTGAGCATCGGCAACAACTGTTTGATGGTGCCTGGAAGCATCGTGTCGTCATCCCCAAACACCCAAACATATTCACCGGTACCGCACACCAAACCGCGCACCACATTCGGGTCGCCCTCAATATTGAAATACCTGCGGGTGTATGTCACCTTCGGAAAACGGGACACAATTTCTTTTGCCGACCCATCGTTATCGCTGACGATCACCTCAACCTGATCCGTCAACTGTGGAACGATGCTATCCAAACAGTCAGCCAGCTCGACACGCTTGTAGGTGGGGATGTAAATAGTGAGAAGCATCACTTGACAATCGCATCAAGAGTCGGGTTGATAATCCCTGTCTCAACCTGAAACTTGGTTTCAGCGATCTGCTCAATCTTCGCTGAACCATCCACGTTATGAGGCTGCAACCCCTCATCACGCAAACGCTTATACGCATCCAAGTCCTTCTCCAACACCTTGTCTTTCGCAGCGATCTGGGCGACCCTTGCCCCGCCACCACGGGTAGGTGCAGCTGATGGGGCGACACCCACCCAAGCAATCTTGCAACCGAAACAACCCTCCACATCCAACGAAGGATGTGTCTCCTGATGCTTTATCACGTGATGTAACTCCCGTATCCCGCCGCGATCAACGCGGCTTCTTCCTCTGCTGTCACCACATTATCGTGCCCACCATAGAACACGGTGCGAATGTCGGCAGGGTCCGCTGGGTCGTTCTCGGTAAAGGTGCCGTTCAGAAGCCAGTACACGTTCCTGCCTCTAGGGGCGGCTGGATAAAACTGGGCGAGCCTGCGTCGAAGACGCTCATCACGGGACAGCACACCAAGCACACTGTCACGGGTCGTCGGGGCTTGGGTAACGAAGTTGTCGGTCGGTGGACGAAAAGTAGCCATCAGGTTATGTAACTCCCGTATCCGGCTGCTGTCAACTCGGACACCTCGGTATCGGTAAGAAAATTACTATGCGACCCCAAATACACTTTCTCCACCTGACCCTGATCTCGTTGCTCGGTGGTGGTGTAGGTGCCATCGGTCAGCTTGTATAGGTTTCGTGCACGGCGACCAGAACGGTCATACGAACGCAAACGCTGGTTGGTGTCGAAGTTGGCGAACAGGCCACCAGGATATTCGTCATCGGCTGGCATACGGAAAATGCGTGACTTCACCCAAAGAGCGGTCCCTGAACCAGCACCAGACGCAGTGCCTGACTTGCGGACCACGCGAGCACCAACCGAAACAGCCGTACCAGCACCCGATCCTGTGGCGGTACGCAAAGTGATGACAAGATCAACACCCGACCCCGAACCAGTACCCGAACCTGTCGCGGTTCTGATCGGCACACGAACAATGACCGTTACAGCAGAACCGACACCCGATCCTGTAGCGGTGCGCACCCGAATGTAATCACCATCAACCGACGCCGAACCTGTGCCCGAACCTGTAGCGGTTCTCGCAGTGAACAGTTGCTCCTCACTCGAAGAAGAACCTGCTCCAGAACCAGTCGCAGTACGCGGGGCAATATGCAGTTTTGATGCAGAACCAGCCCCAGCACCAGAACCAGTTGCGGTTCTCGCACGAGTAACCAACCCATCACCAGACCCAGCACCCGCCCCTGAACCTGTTGCTGTACGCAACTTGACAATGACACGATCCGCAGACCCAGCACCGGCACCAGCACCAGTCGCGGTACGGAACCTGATAACGACACGAACAGCAGAACTTGTTCCAGTGCCAGAACCCGTAGCGGTACGAATAGCAACAAGAACTTCAGCAGCAGACGCAGAACCAGTACCAGAACCCGTAGCAGTACGCGCTACAGGAGTACCAACATAAAACCTTCTGGTACCAACAAACGGTTCAGTAAACCCGATTACCGCTGTTCTGGCCATCAGGGGTTATCCCCTTTCAGCTAGTCGAGAGACAGCGTAAGAGTAGTGATCTGGAACGTGTCGCCAGCGGTAACAGCAGCGGAAGAAGACAGAGCACCAGACCACAAACAGTTACCCGCAGAAGCATTGTCCCAAAGCGACCAATGTGAGTACGTTTCAGTTGTCGAGACGTTGGTCCATTCAAGAGTCGCAGAAGAAGCCATCGAACCCGACGAAGCAGCCGACCACGTAACAGCCTTACGAGTCGTCTCAGTCGCAGCGTTGCTCGTACCAGCCTCACCAGGGTCGCCAGTGTGCAACTTGACGTAGGTGGTGGTGACAGCAAACGACTGATTCCTCAAAGTGTCAAGAAGTGCGTTCTCGGCGTAGTTAGAAATTGACATCGCGACAAGTGTAGCAAACGCAAAAAGCGGGGATCAGCAGGCATACACCCACCGATCCCCGCTCTGCGGAGAACCAACTAGTTAGTTGGCACCAATGCTGGACGACGACTCGATGCGTCCGAGTGCTTCCTCACGGAAGCGGCCGTAGCCACCCAGCCAGTACCAGCCGGTTGGGTTGAAGCGGCGCAGAACGTCCACAACTGGACCTTCCACGATCTTCGGGAACGCGCCGTTGCCATCGACAATCGAGTACGCCTTTGCAAGCGACTGACGGCCCATGACGTGGGTGCAGTACACGTCCACGGTTGCGCTGGAACCGGTCGAAGAACCCGACCCGTCCGAAGCGTTTGCGAAGATCTTCGCGCGTGGCGTTTCGATGAAGCGCACCGACTCGAACATTCCGATCTCGCCGTTGTAGATGCCTGCGACATCCACGTTGACGTGCGGAGCGTTCCACGAAGCGTTGCCGGTTTCACGACGAAGGTCGTACGACACGTCTGGGTGAATGAAACCCATGTAGTAGCCGTTGAACGTGGCAACGTTCTTCTTGCGGAGCGAAGCGGTCATCTTGCGGACATCGTTCGCGGTGATGATGTCGTCAGAACCGACCGTCGCACGGCTCGTCGGGAGCGAAGCGCCACCCGAACCGTAGAAGATGTTCTGGGTGCCAGCGGCGAGAACGTCGCGGACAACCTGATCAAGCGAGTCACCAGCGTTGTAGCCGATGATGTTCGCTGCGGCTGCGTCCACATCCATGAACGAGGTGCCACGGAGCTTGGCGGTCGTGTTGATCGCGTTGCCGTACTCAGCGAGCGTGACCGTCACCTGGCTGTCGCTCATCGCGACTGGGGTGACATCGGTCGTCTCAGCGAGGGTGCTGGTTGCTGCCGAAAGGTCAGCAAACTTGGTGAACACCACCGAGCTTCCTGGCATCGACTGGTTGGTTGGCTGGACATCGGCTGCCTGATCGAACAACAGTTCGGAGCGCAACGCGAAGTATGCGAGTTGCTCATACGCCGCCTGAACGGTGTTGAGCGAAGAAACCTCTGTGTAGGCCATCTTCTTGTTTTCCTTTTCTTGTGGAGGGGTTTACAAAGTACTTGCTTCGGCTCTCGCCTGAGCCAGCAGTTGCATCACCTCGTCGGCTGAACGGGCCTGCTTGATCTTGGTCGCGTAGTCAACAACCGGTTCGCTTGTGTCACCCGCACGAGCAGCCTGAGCCACCCTGTTCCACGCCTGCTGTTCACCAGACGTGTCTTGCTTACGAATGAGACTTGCTTCCTCGGCCGCCTGTCGGATTGCTTCCGGTGAAAGTTCACCGTCATAGCCCTTCACGAAATACTTGGCACCTGGGGCTGACAGGTCGATGCCTGCTTCCACAAACGCCAGCTTTCGTTCGGCTTCCGCTTTGGCTGCGACCTGCTCTTTCAAAGCCTTATTTTCGGCTTCGAGTTTCCGCAGATGTGCCCTAACGGGATCCTTCGGCTGTTGCTCTACCGCGTCCTCATCAAACTCAAAGTTTGCTTCTGACATGGCTCACTCCTTCTGCCCACATCTGGACGGAGGGACCAGATGGCTGCAAAGTCTCACCCTTGTTTTCACATCGAAATCGGGGGGTTCCGATGGTGTCCCTGTTGGAACACTCGAAGTGTAGCACAAACCACTATCGGTGGTTACTGTGCGGTGCCGACACCTGTCTCAATCGAGCCTGATGTGGCTCCGGTGGTGCGAGTGAACTGACCTCCGCCAGCGAACTCACCGGTACGCAAACGGCGACGACGCTCCAACTCCTGCTGAGCCTGAACGTTCTGGCTGAACTGCGCACCTACCAGCTCCTCGGTGGACAACTCTGTTTCGCCAGCAAACGCTTGACGCAACTCACCCAGCGCACCGATCTCAGCGAACCCTCGCTGAGCCTCGGCCTCGGTGATACCGCGTCGAGCCAAATCCTCAGCGAGCGCACCAGTCAACTGGATGCCACCCTGCTCGGCTCCACGGGCAGCGATCTGAGCAGCACGAGCTTGACGAGTCAGAAGCGGTGCAGCACGTTCAGGGTCAAGGAAGTAGGCAGCCAACTCAGCCTCACCCACCCCGTACAACTGTTGCATCTGGCGCTTCACCTCAGGGTCGGCGTCAGCAACCGCACGATACCCAGACTGGACACGCTCATTCAGTTCGGATGGCGAAACATCACCTTCGAGCAACGCGGTGAAGTCATCGTTCTGGTCATAGAAGTTGGCTGGCATACCGTTCGCTCGAAGCGTTTCCCGATATTGGTTCTCCAACCCGATATACGAGGCA